AACATTTCTCCATCTTTTGAGATACTTATATCCTTAGACTAAAATTCGTTTTAGAACACTATTTTTTTTCTTAGTTTGGATAAAATGCAAGGTGTATCTGTATCAGATCTCGTAGTTGGCAAGGCTTACGTATTTACAGCATCGGCTGGTGATATGGGTGTTTCTAAACACAGCGGAGTATTTGTTCGTCTTGAAGACGGTCTTCTTTTCTTTTACAGTGAGTCTTTCAAAGCAGAAACCGTAGTATCGCCCCAGGTATGGACGTTCTTCGAAGCTTAATTTAGAAAAAAGTTTAGGTCTTATATATACTATATATAGAAATGTCATATGAAGAAAGATTTGAGATTGTCAAGACAAATCTGGTTAGTTTTATTAAAGAAAAAATAACAAGTAGATACAATTATTCAAACGAATATATTATATGGTCCTATTTAGTGATAATAGATGCATATAAAGAAAAATTTACTCAACAGTTTTCTCAATACATGACACCAAGTATTGAGAATACATTATTTATTGCTGCAAAACATTTTAGTTATGCCGTTCAATCATTTGTTAATATGAATCCATTCTATAGTCTGGAAGACTTGCTAAACTTTGTAGACATGTTTTTATCGATTCAATTTAACGATTTTGGAAATATATGTGATGATATTGCTATGGCAATGTACGAAGAAGAAGTTCAAAGCGAACAAGATAATCCTTCAGAAACTATTTAAAAAAAAGATTTGAGCTCATTAGAGCGGCTGCCGTAGACATGTACATTAGTAGGATTGGCGATGGGAGGTGCAAACGATTCAATATCTTTTCGGTAAAACATATGGAAATCGACTTCGGAATATACCTTTGCAGAGATATGTCCGATACTTCGTCGATTAAGATCTTCTAGTTCCTGGGCAACCATCTTGGGGTTATTCTTGGCATACATCAAGTAATAGCTGCGCATAATAATTTTAATATCGTCCTCATTCTGTTTATCGATACTGTACTTGCCTCCACTCATCAGCATGACTTGATCATGAACACCCTTTTGAATATGTTGAATATTATCCTGGCTGAAAAATACAGCATTCAGAGGAGTTTCCTTGTGAATGTGGCCTACAAGATCTTGACGATGAGTGTTGTCAAACAGAACTTGTCCGGGAGAGTAAAGACTATACGGCCGAGCTGCAAAATCTTTAAGAGCCGGATCGTTGATGTTGGGAACAAAGCCTCCGAATTTAGGAGGAGGGTACTGCTTTGACGTAGATGTCATGTTATAGTGATTCTCAACGACCGGATCTTGAATTTTTTCAATAACCGACTTCTCCATTTACTGTAGCTCCAGCATTTTTTCGTAAATGTCTGACTGAAGAACTTCTTGTATTTCCAGAGTTAGTGAAAATGTAGAATTACGCATATCCAGAGTTTTATTAAAAGAATCTTTCATCTGCACAGTTAGAGTTTGAAAGTTACTAGGCTGATGAAAGAAGTATTCGTTTAGAGTCGTATTTGAACTGTTTGAAATGTTCTGAATGGTATTTTTAGAAGAAGTTATTGGGATTTTCATGAATGCTCCAAATTCTGTCTGGTCTGAGTTTTGATGAGTTATAATTGTCCAGTCGTTAAGAACTAAGTAAATATAAGTATCTTGAACGGCGTCGGGAAAAGCATCTGCGATAATCTTGAGTCCAAACCCACCGCTGAAAGCAGATGTGTGATTGGCACTTGTAAAGCCAAGGTTGTATCCGATTCCATTGCCATATGGGCAATCAGTAGTTGTTGGAAATGTAATTCGAAAAACATGTCCTCCTATAAGGGAAATAAACTGCACTAAATTGGTAATTGTATCAAGGGCTACACTTAACATGCCGCTGAAAGAACTTCTCGATATAGCATTATTCAGTACCAATAATAAGTTATTTGGTGATGTATTTGTGGTTGGGTCCAAAATAATATAATTTCCTTCAGGAATATTTATAGTTACCGATGGTCCATCGCTGGCCGGAGAATTTACATTAGTTCCAAGATCCGTGATTGTAAAGCTTGTGTTTCCGCGAGCATTTGTAAACGTATAAAAAGAATTGAAAAATTCAAGAGAGGTTACCTTTACTGAAAATATATTTTTATAAAAACGAGAACTTCTAAATAAAAATTCGCCCGAGTTTGAAGCAGGAGCGGTGTTTGGGGGTATACTTCCACAACCGCCAGTAGATAAAGGAAGAATAGCTGCTCGAAATCTACCATCAATATTAATTCCGTATGTTCGAATGTGTTTATCAATATTAAAACTTGCTTTTCCAATATTGTCTTCTTTAGGTTTAGGTTTTACTATATGTTCCGGCTTATTTCGAGCTCCGGGGAACTTCTTAAACTCGTCTTTGTCGTCAATATCATTTTCGTCAAAATCGTCTTCATTATAGGGCTCTGCATGCTCGTCGCCATCTATCTCACGAGCATAAATAAGAGCGTTGGGAGCAGTTTCTTCATATACTTCAGCAAGCAGTTGTTGATACGTTGGTTGTTGCGAATCCATTGCAAGTTTGAATAAAGAACATGAAAATCTATATATAAAGCAATGGCGTTCTTTTCTGCAAGCGATGTGACGGCCCTTATTCGAAATAGGGTAAATTCCGTGAACTTAACACCTGCTTGCGGATTTACAGGAGCGGCCGGAACCAATGGATCTACTGGAGCTACTGGACCTACTGGAATTCCCGGAACGAATGGAATAAATGGAATTCCTGGAAATTTAACCGGTCTTCTATATTACTTCCATGTTGCAAATCCTCCGGCTGTAAATCCTACTCTTGGAAATACTGGACCTTTTTTTATGGATACTGTTGCCAGATCTGGACCGGTTGGGGGCGTTACAGGAACCGATAGTACAGTTTACAATGCTTATTTTTCTTCAATCAATCCACCAGCCGCAACTCCTGGCCCATCTCCACTTGCTTCATTCAGGACTACTCCAGGCGATCCGGGCTTAGGGCTTATTCCAAAGGGAAGTTGGGGAATAACTACTCAAATTTATTCATATGATATTAACAGTATAGGTTCATCTGGAGGAGTAGTAGCACTTCCTATTCGAATCCGAGCAGATTTATACGGAGCTACTGGAGGTGGAAAAACTCTTTTTGCAACAAACTCTGGATTTGAATATCCTCTTATCAATGCCTACTCTGATGCAACTCAAAGTATAACTTTAACATCGGTAAACGACTATGTTATTCCAGACCCAGCTTCAACTTATCTTGAATTTGAATTTTCAGTTATAGCCGGAGGGGCTGCTGGAATATCGGTTAATTTTACAGCAAGTCAACGTATTGAATTCTGGACAAATGGTAATTCTACAAGTCAAGTTATATCAACACTTCCTCCACCCCAAGGGCCTACAGGTTCAACTGGTTTGCAAGGACCTACTGGACTGCAAGGACCTACCGGGGTGCAAGGACCTTCTGGAACTAATGGAACTAATGGAACTAATGGAACTAATGGAACTAATGGTGCATCTTTTACGGTAGGAATGATTGTCATGTTTACTGGAGCACAAGCTCCAGCTGGCTGGGCGTTTTGCAACGGACAAACTGCAAATAATATCACAACTCCAAACCTTGTTGATAGATTTATTATTTGTAGTGGTGTTAAGGCAACAGGAGCATTTGGCGGAGATGCAGGTATTAGTCTTTCTACCGCAAATCTTCCATCTCACAACCATACGCTCACAGACGGAACAGCAAGGGTTTCTTCTACCGACAGCGGGCATTCACACAATTTAGTTTGCAATACTGCAGGGGTTGGAACTGCAGGCATTCTATCTAATGCTAATGCAAGCAGTAATAATGACCGTAGACTTACAGACGGATCTAATGCACTCATAACATCGTCAATAAGTGGTTCGACAGACAATAATGGAAGCGGAACGCCATTTATTCCAATTCCTCCATGGTATGCGCTCGCCTATATTATGTTTGTTGGTCCGTAAACTATACTTTCTCCAAATCTTCTTTCCAGAGCTGAGGAGCAGTTTTGCCTTCGAGTTCTGTGATTTGATTCTTGAGTTCCTCAAGATCCTTCTCGTGCTTCAGAGCAAACTTGAGAGTTAGGGAAGCAATAGGTAAGTTCAAAAGGTAATTGAATTCTCCATCAATGCGTGCAAATTTATCGGCATCTAGAAGAGAATCACATTCTTCTGGTGATTTCTTGCGAAGTTCTGGCCGAGGCTTTTCCTCGCACTGCTGGCGAATGAACCGGACAACGTTCTCATGATAAGGCAGTTTGTCGCGGAGAGTCTTGAGCATGTACGCGAGTCTCTCGCGGTAGAGGCGTAGGCGAACGCCAACATACTCGCGCAGAATTTCTTCGACTGAATCGTATTTTTCAATCACGCACTTGGAATTGAAGCAGTGCATGTTTGTCAAACGAATTTTGTCTACGAGCATTTTTTCAATAATAGATGATCCGCCAGTTCCAATCTTGACTTTGATGAATACATCGGTGTCGGTAGATGTATCTGTGTAATCTTTAATAGTTCCTTCAACGAGCATCTTATCAAGCTTCTCCTTGAAATCTGACGTCCATGTTTCCACGGGAAGTTCGGTGATTGTAATGAGATCGCCTTCGATCTTGTAAACACCGCGAACCTCGTACTCGTTCTTGGAAAGTTTAGTAATAGTGCCTTTGAACTTGGAGTAGTAAGGTATGAACTCGCGATCAAGACCTTTGCCGGTCTTGAGCCATTGAGAAATGGCTTCTTTGAGTTCGGCGGGATTGAATTGAGGAATGAAGGTGCTATAGCCAGTGCCGATGCCGCGAGATCCGTTGACGAGAATCATTGGAAGTGTGGGGGCATACCATTCCGGCTCGACGGGTGTTCCGTCGTCGTCACGATACGCCAGGCACGGCAAGTCAGATGCAGGAATGAGTTTCTGGACATAAGGCTGCAGATACGTGTGGATATAGCGGGGAGACGCTGAATCTTTACCGCCCTGGAGGCGGGTACCGAACTGTCCCTGCGGAACAAACCACGGCATGTTGTTAGTGCCAACATAATCCTGAGCCATTCCCACAATCGCATCGTTTAGGGACGCCTCGCCGTGGTGGTATCCTGAATGCTCGGACACGTATCCTGCAAATTGAGCAACACGAATTTCGGATTTCAAATTACGCTTGAATGCAGAGAAGAGGATTTTGCGCTGAGAAGTTTTAAGACCGTCCATTACGTTCGGAATTGATCGTTCCAAATTATAGTTTGAGAAGTGAATGAGATCTTTGTTCACGAAATCTTCGTAAGAAAGAGATGTGCATGCAGGAACAATATCTTCGCGCTTGTAAGTTTTTAGCCAGTCCTTGCGGTCGTCGGCTTTGGACTTATTGAAAGCGAGTTCGATTGAATCGTCGCTCTTGGGAGCAAACGTGTAAGGAACTATATTGGGAACTTTGAAATACTCTTTTGCTTCGTCGCGCGTAGAAGTGCCGAGTCCTTTATAGTACTTGACATTCCAGCCTTTGGAGGCAGGCGTCTTGCGCCATTCTTCGTAATCGTACTGAGTATAGAAAGATTTAATAGCTTTAGATTTGGTTGCTTTGACGATAGGAGTGGCCATATAGGTAATGAATCCTCCGATCGTAATTAGTTCGTGCCACAGTTCATGGAACAGATTAATTAGCAGTCCGCGAATATGCGAACCATCATAATCCTGATCTGTCATGATCATGATGCGGCCATAGCGTAGAGATTTGAGATCTTTGTACTTCTTTCCGGATTCGAGACCGATAATCTTTTTCAAGCTCACGATCTCTTCGGTCTGTTCGACTTTCTTTTGGGAAATATCTTTCACATTCAAAAGCTTGCCCTTGAGAGGAAAGACGCCATAGAACTTGCGCTGATCTTGGCTCAAGCCCGAAAGAGCCATGGCCTTAGCCGAATCACCCTCAGTAAGAATGAGAATACACTCTTGGCTACGAGTTGTTCCGGCCATAACCGCGTCATCAAGCTTGGGAATACCCGTAATCTTGCTGTGCTTTTTTCCATCGGTCTTGGCACAGTCCTTAATATCTTTCAGGTTCTGCTGCTCGAGCGCGCGGTTCACGGCATCCAGTTTCTGGACGCATTTCTTGAGGAATTCTTCAGGAAGCTTGCATGAAACTTTCGATGTAAGGATTTCTTTAGTTTGAGAACTGAAACTGGGATTCTCGACAAAGCAGTGAATAAATACTGCAATAGAGTCGCGAATCATTGCGGGCTTGACTTTAATTTTCTTCTTGGTTTCAAGGTGTGTTGAAATATATGAAACGATCTGAGAAGTGATTTCGTCGACGTGCTTTCCGGACCGTGTCCAAATGCCGTTGACAAAACTTACGCTGAAGAACTTATCGGTGGGCGTATCTGCGACTGCCACATTCCACCCATCCTGCGGGCTCGCAGAAATGAGAGTGGATTTGTCGGTCAAGTACCATGACGCATAGCTAGGAAGGTCGCGGCACTTTACGAGTTCATCGT